AATTGCTCCGATCATTCCCATACCCGGCATAATTACCCCCTCTATTTATTTATAAATATCCAGACCCATGTTATAGCCATTGCAATAAAAGCTGATTGACGTATTATTTTACCCACGCCATGCTTGAAAAAAGAAATACTACATGGCTGAGTTAGTACCATTAGATTTGCAACAATAGCCACAATTGGATCATTAACCATGTTCGCCGTTATAAATAATACCCAAAACGGTAAATTATTTTTCTTTAACATATTTTTACTTATTGTACATATGGCTAGCATAGTACAATCCAAAAGCGGTCGGGCTAATTCCGCCCAATACCGCCCCTCCCCACGGGGTGCTGAAAAAACTTGCTTTTGCGGCTTCTTGTCCCGACATGGCTGCAAAAGAAGTGGCGGCGTCCATACCGCTAGTTCCTGCCGCAGCAGCATTCATTGAAAACCCCATATATGCACCGGCGGCCGCAGTTATTGCAAGCTTAACAGCATTGCTTATTTGTTGCATTTTAAATATTGCCTGCCGTGTTTTTAATTCTTCTTCACCTAATGCAATAGATTCTTGCCCTAATATTTGCTGATTATTAGTCGCTTCTTTTTGGAACTGTAATTGTCTGCTGAATAATTGCTTGCTTAATTCCGGTTTTAGCGTGCTTTCCACGTAATTCTGTGCAGTTTTGTAACCCACAGGAACGCTAGCCTGCCCTACGCTTGCTAAATACCTGGCACGTTCAAGCTGTACTGGGTCTAATTTATTTAGAGTTTGCTGGTCTAGCCTTCCAGGTATATCAAGGTTATAAGGCTGCGATAAATTAAGAGTGACACCCATAATTATGCTCCCAATAACAAATAATACGTTATATTAATCATGCTAGAGATAAAAGCTATTAAGGACAACGAGCCTAACCCGAAGAACATTGAGTCTTTTGCCTGTTCTTTTTGCTGTTCTAATTGTTTTTTCTGTAATTGCAATTGCTGTTCTTTGTATATGCGGTCGCTCTCCGCCTCTCTCTTCCTTTCTAGCAATACTTGCGATTGTTGTTGGCTTGCCATCTCTGTTTCAAGAATTCCTTGCGCTATTCCTGCCGCTTCTTGCTGCCCGGTACTGGTTTTGGTTAAAAATTTGCTCCGGTCTAAACCTATCGTGCTAAGTCTTGATTGTGATTCTTCTAGTAATGGCAACATATTAAGTCTCCTCTTTCTTTCTTTGGCGTATTATTTTAAAATTAACACCGGCATATAAGGGTTCAAATGGAATTATTTCATTGTTTGTAGTTAATTTAAAATTAAGACTATGAAATATATAATTACCTAAGTTAACGTCTTCAGCAGGTATTGCAATTCTATAATTCAATCGTTTCGGTGATAAATTAAATGTCGTTCCGCTGCTTTTTGCATCGCCATAATGAGTACAAACAACGGAATTAGCAGTAAGTATTTTTGATACCTGCGGAAGCGATATTGTCCGTATTTGAGTTTGATACATAATACTACCTTGATATATGGCTAAATCAGGTGTTTGGAATTCGGAAACAATATCGCTTCCATCAAACGTTTGACCATTTTCCAGCCTTTCTAAATATCCAGTATCTATGCTACCATAATTATAATGGTAACCATTGCTATCATGTATGCCAATTTCACATTGCAAATACTTTCCGGCACTTCTGTCTGTTTCGTACCATTTCTGCCGTCTTAAATCCCAGACTACTTCCTTATTAAGCGTTGTCGAACTCCCTGAAGCAAAATACCAATGCGCTCTCAACCCGATGTCGTCCCAAGATATAACAGATTTATGTGCCATCGCCTTATTGATACATTCGGCTTTTAGTGGATCGAAATAATTAGAGATATTATCAGATATTATCATAATGGAATTGCCATTATAATAATAAATACCTGACACGCCCTGCCATATTAAAATCTGATGTGCCTGTAATGGTGAATATTCCAATCCAACAGGGCTTGCTTTCATTGTCTCCGGCGCATTGCAGCCGATTGCCGAAGACAATTTTATTATTTTTCTGTTTTCAGGATTATCGCCTTCAATAACAAACGTTTCAGTCTTTTTACACACAACAATCGAGCTTGCCACTCCTGACGTATATCTTACGAATAATTCCTTAGCGGCTACCAGTTCCGTATTGTTTTGGAAATTCAGGGGATCGCCTGCGTCTTTGCCATTAAAGACATTATAGGTATTTAATCTTGTCGTGATGCACTCGCTTTTGTTTTCGTAAATATTATTGAAAAGCCATAATCTGTTTTGCGCAAGCAGTCCGAATTTATACGGATTTATTTTCTTTTGAACGGGGATACCGCTGATATAATAACACAATATACCGTAATCATCTGCGCCACTTGTTACGGCATTCCAGCGTATTCTATAATAATATAATTTATCCTCTTTACCAACGTTGGTTCTGAATTCAATGTTTTCTTCTATCGGATCCCATGTAATAAACCCGCTCTGCCCCATTGTGGCATCAGCAGTTGTATAAGTGCCATCAATAATATTCTTTATTTTCTTCCATGTCGAACCATTCCAATAATAAACAGACGCTTGCGCAATATTTACATTTTCTTTCCCCGGTATAAATTTCAATTGGATACCAGTCGTTCTTTCGTTAAAACCCGCAGCAATAAACGTCCCAACGGAAGAATTTCCAAGTTTCATATATGTCGATTCATCGCCTTTAACGGTTTCGTCCCAGGTATATCTATCTTCAAATACATTGATAGTATTGTCTTCATATTTTTCTGTGGCAGGAATATATTTTTGGACGGATATTGCCGTCCGGGGTTCGCCGTCCCAAATGTCTCGTATTCTCTGGAATGGTTCATCAACGGTTACTTGGCTTATTGTACAAGTATTAATCGCATCGGTAACTACAGCTTTATACCAATAACCAAATATCCCGTCCATAATCGAAGGTTTCGCGATATTTGCCGTAGAATTAAAACTGACAATACCCGTTTGCGCTAACGAAATACCGCCTACGGACGTGCCATCGGCGATGTTCGAGCATATTATCCAATCCTCGCCATCCCAGTAATACACTTGTATAGTGCTTGTGCTGGTATTAGCGGTAACTATGTAAAATTTAATTGCCTGCACAGGCATTACGTTCCCGATTCGCATTGTCGCTCTCTGTGACGTGCCATAACTATCAGTTGCTGGCTCAAAAGCGCTAGTATGCCGGACTACGTTGGAAATTCTTATTTCGACAAAATACCCAAAATATGGATTTGCTCCGGCTTCGTTTGCACCAATATACAAAACACCTGCAAGCATATCGGCAATTCTGTTTGTGTCGGAAAAAGCATTTAGTAAATATCCATCTGCAAATATATATTTTTTATTATCTTTTTCATCGAATTCCAGGTGAATCCACTTGTTTACTCTAACAACGTCTGCATCAGTAGTATAAGTTTTATCAACTACTTTTCTGCAAGTCCAAGTAACTGTGTTATCAACAATTGTAGCTCCAACAGTATTTACCCATACTGGCTCTACCCCACCAGTAGTACCAGCAATTGTGCATTCGTGGAAATAGCCACTTGCTACAGTAGGAATAACAGCATCGTTTAGATTTTTAGCTACACCATTAGCCCAAACCGTACTTGGACTTGTAAATATTTTAAATGCAACAGACCCATCGGTATTAACATACCAACGCCAATATCTTTCTGCATCTGTTTTTTGTCCCATCAGACTTCGTATAGCAGATAAATCAGATATTCTAAACCAGCCATCAAGGCAAATATTTCCCCCACTGAAATTGAAATCAGCATCATCAGGAATAGTTAGCCAATCGCCTGTGCCATCTAAATATCCAGATGAAGGCTCGAAATGTTTATATGTAGTGCTTATCTGCGCATTTCCTACTGCCGTAATTGTATGTGGTGTTGTTGGCGAAGAATCAGTAAATGTCGCACCTTCACAATGCAACAATAACATAACATTGGCGTCCATCGTGCTAGCGGTTGTAATTGTTGCTATGTTTTCGGCATCGGTTAAACTATTTTGAACCTGTTCCGTATAATCTTTTTTGAAATCGCCATTAGGATCGTAAATAATAAAACTCGACACCTTGTTTTCATTACCACCCCATAAAAGAGTTTTTACGCCATTGCAATAAACTATATGCCCTTGCGGGGCATCGCTGAATGAACCTACTGTTGCACCTGAATCATCTGTATATAACGGGGAGGCATCGAAATCGCCTTGATTCGGAATACTTGTACTATTTTTATAAACTGCCGACGCAGTCTCGGCAGAATCGAATGCCTGCGCTAAAATATAACTTTCCGAAACGGGTTGGTCTTTTCTTAACTGGTGTAGTCTTCTTATTTTAGGCTTTGACAAGGGAGAGGTGTTAATTTTAGACATACCGGGTATACCAATAATGCCGTTATCGGTATATCTCATATTTTTTAAAATTTTGAAATTGTCTATAACAAAAGAACGCTCTCCTGGCTCTATTAATTTAGTGGAATCGTAAGCAGTAATTAATTTCCCGCTTAATCCTATTTGGACAGAGATTAATTTTTCGTCTTGCATATATTACCGCCTGCGTTTTTTGAAATTTACTCTAAATCCCTGCCGATTTAAATTTAAATTAATATTAGTAGCCGCTCTCTTTATTTCATTATTTGCTAAAATATATAAATTATCCCCAAAATTCGGGGACCTATCTTTGTATTTATAGAGAAACATTGCATATTTAATAAGCGGAGCGTTGTATTGGGAGAGGAACCTGAACGTTCTGTAATCCGAATAAACGGGATCCGGACGTTGTTGATAGTAAACGGTTATGGTATGCCCACTCGTAGAAGGCGGAGGGTCTAGAATTAATTGTAGCCGCCCTTGCGGAACGATTACAAAGCTATCAGCCAGCCCCCATTGATTAGTACCATTAAATAAAGCAGTTTTTAAAATAGTACTCGATGTCTTTTCTAGCACAATGCCATCAGAACTATCGGTCGTATTATGTACAATATCGCCGGCATTTACATTTGAGAAATCCGATGCGCTTGCCGTTAAAATACACTCACCACCGCTTAACGTTCCAGTAGCCGAAGTTACGCCTGTTATCTTATCCGATAATATTGCATCTATAATACTAAACCTATAGGGTATGGGAGTTGAATCAGTTTGATTTTGATAGACAATGTTTTGATATTTGTCCCATTTAATGAATGAATCGGAGACTCCATCATTATATTTGATGAAAAATTCATCATTCGTATCCATTAAATACAATTTAAGAAAATTTGCATTTAGCGGATATGCGGTTTGTTGTGCTATAGTAGTAATTGTTTGTGTAGCACTTAAACAATGAGTGCGATTAACAATTTCCTTTGCTGCCTCGTTAATCCAATAATAACTACTCTTGATATCTAGGAAGGTAGAGGTTGAAGATTCATTTAAGAGCTGTCTAAGACCATATAGCAATTCTTTCCCATCCAATTTACAATCTCCTGAATTTAAGCTTTAGTCGAGGCGGCAGCATGTCCTTCAGAGGTAACAGTGACATATTTCGAGCCACGCGCCGTTACTCTATCCTTCCTTATTTCTTCAACATTAAAATCTTCACCTAAATGGTATCCCATAATTCTACATGCTCGAATAGCCTCATGTCTCGAAATTTTAGAGCCGCCAAAATTCCCTGTAGCTTTAAGATTAAGCGTTTTTGAAATATAAGGATTTTTTATTTTAATACAAGGACTAACGTTCCTTTCCGCTTCCACATGCGGGTCCGCCGTCCCCATTTCCATTTGAGATTTGGTAAATAAGCTACCCCCTATCTGGTCCCTGAGATTCTCGTATTCATCTGCTATCTCTTTTTTTTCTTCGGCTGTAAAGTCATGCTTGCTTTTATTAATACCATCCAACTTCATTTCCATATTTACTAATTCTTGCTTCTTATACATAATATCATTCGGTGGAATTTCATTCCTGGCCATCATTCCTTTTAATGCAACAATCTGATTTTCTAGTTCCAATACATGATTTGGCAGCATATATACTGGATATTCAGATAAAATCTCACCATCCAGTTCGTTATTCTTTCTATCTAATGCACCAAAAAAGAAGTAATTTTTAGCCATAATTTTTTTCTCTCCTAATAATTTGTGATGGAGAGAGGCAAAATTGCCTCTCTCCATAAATAATAAACTAAGATTAAGATACGGTTACGCCAACTGCTAAAGGTTTATATCTAAGATAGAATGCCCAAGTAGCCGTTGAAGCCGCCCCACCAACTACTGTTGTAATAATTCCTGCAGGAACAATTATTGTGCCTGGATTAGCAATCAAGTTTGGGCCAGTTACGCTAAATAAAGCTGCCGTTGCCATTGCTGTTCCCGCCAACGTAACAGTAGAACCTGCTACTGCCGTAGCAAGCGATCCTGTAGCACCCGAAATTGTGCCTGCCGCCCCCTCTGTTGGGTCGGCGCTATATTGAAGCGTTGCTGCGCCGCCATCACCCGTAGTCATACAAAGACCAAAGAGGGCTTCAATTCTAATCGGCCCGCCTGTAATCGTAAAGATAGTAGTTCCGTTTGCCAGGGCAGCCGTAGTCGAAACAGCTACTCTTTCCTGCAAATTAGCTATGCCTTTTGCATAAGCAGAAAGTGATTTTGTAGTCCCAGGGACATAGACACTTGCATCAGTTTTATTGCCAACCACGTCTGCTGCGCTTGCATTACTTGTCGCATCTGCGGTTCCAACAGTTAACCAGTTAATGGCTCCCTTCAGATAAGCCATTAATGTTTTAGTGGCAGCGACTACCGTAACGGCAGCATCGGTTTTCCTGCCGATTGCATCTCTTATTGTAGTATCTGTGGTAGCATCGGCTGTTGGAGCATCAAAATAACCATCAACAATATCAAGTTTACCTTCAATATCGCCAGACAAGATAGTGCCTATCTTTTCGCCCGCCGTAGCATCCGTACCCGTACCGAAGGATTCAAACCATTGCATATCGTTATTGGCTGTCACGTACGTAGTTCCACTTGCCACCCTGACCTTTACGTTCGCAGCCGTACCCGTTGACGTTGCCTGCAACAGAATACCAACGGTAGGACTTGCATTCGTATTATTAATTATAATGTTTTCAAGAAATGCGTTAATCCATGCCGTTCCGTTTTCTATATTACCAGTTGCGAAATCACCAACAATATCTATGTTTCTCAATACAGGTTTTGTTGCAGCCGCAACTTGGATATTCGATTGCTTTTGCGTTCCTAACCCATCGCCAACGAAATATTTCCAGCCATCGATTGTTATCCGCGTTGCATTTGCATCAGCAACGATACAGTCTGTAGTATCTATGCCAGTGCTATCATACCATTCACTCTCAAACATTTTAAAATCTGCGGCATTTACGTCAATAGGCCCCGTTAGAGCATCGATACCTGCGGCAAAACGTGGAGTAACGAGAGTAACGTTGGCGGCCTCAATATTCATATCTGCATTAACAGACGTTTTGAAATTGATAGTCGCCTTTTTATTACCGTTACCAAGAAAAACCACAGTAATACCTGCAATGTCAAACGTCAATGCTCCCGCAGAAGCAACGTTTTCGATATGTCCAGGCAATGCAAAAACAACGTCACCATTGTTCGCTTTACATCTACCAATAGCATAGTCGATAGTAGCGAATGGATTTAATTTATCCCCATTGCTTGTAGAGTCTGTTCCCGCTAGCCAGGATTCACCTGAATCTGCTGAGGCTGCGGAACAAACAAAAAATACATTTCCAACTATTACTGATTCGTTAACCGAACCCATAATTGGAACTCCTCTTGAACTTATCCCATGCGGGAAAGGCGTCATACTCATATATGCTCCTTTATTCAGGAATATCGCCCTGTCTCATGCAATACCAGCCGGAATCCAACCAGCCATTACCCTAAATTCATCCGGCAACCCTCGTCAGATTGCCGGACGATAATTGTAAACTTAGACGACTGTATTCCAATACAGCCATCTCCACCCCACGAAACCGTAGCCGTGTCTTTCGTAGATGCTTTGCATCGTGGCTAAAGTCATAAAGTCGATAGTGACTTTATAATCGGCTTTTGCTCTCTGTATCCATTTCAGAGATTTTTTAACCATATCCATATCAATTAATCCCCATGACGTTGATGAATAATCGCTAAGCAACAAGGAATTGATAGATTTGTACTTACCAGCCTGGACGTTTTTGTTATGTTCAGCAGTATCCAAGCCAAAAGGCGTACCTAAAATCTCTTGTACTTTAAAATCTAATTCGTCTGGATGTATAATTGCATAGTTATCGCCAGTCGTATTAAATCTTATTCCCTGACTATTCCTGAATTTACGCATATTAATTCTAGCAGCAGCCAGAGATAATTTCGTAAGAGCATCCGTTCCGGAATTAGAAAAGCCCGTTGCCGTGCTAATACCAGGAACTTTCGTCTTATGCCCAGTAGAAGCAAGACTTACGCCCTCTCCTGATTTCATGGTATCGAATGCAACGGTATTTGCACGTGCAAAAGTCTGCACGGCATTTTTCCGTCTCAATCTATTACAGCCATCAACCATACCGGCCGCCACTTCCTCTAGCATTCCAAACTTCTCGTCATCGACCAAGTCCCGGTCGGTAGCCACCATAAGACCATATCTTTTCAATTCTATCTTGGTCGTAAATCCCTCATAAAGACTTTGTGTCGTAAATTTGCCATTGAATTCCTGAATATCTCCTAACGTAGATAATTCCATGAATTCCTCGTATGGATTTTTACTATCAGTTATATCCGTATATAAATCCAATACAGGATCGGGAAGCTCTCCAAGCGCTTGCCGTTCTTTTGTCACGTCATATAGTTTTTTTTCCAAAATGGCTGCAAATTGTTGCGACTGTTGAGTTGACATACCCATATTTATTCCTCCTTTCTTTTATGCCCTGGCCATGAAGTGTTCAGGCGAAAATTTGAATTCAACATATTCCTTGCCAGCAACGGATAAGTCCAGTCTTAAAACAATTATGCTGAAGTAATTGGTAGCTGGAGTTTGGGAAATATCGAAAAACATTGACTTGGCATCAATTTGCACAAAACTTTCAAAACAAGGCCTAAGCGGCACTCTTACAAACTTATCTCCCACCGCAATGTCTTGCGGAAAAGAAACATCGTTTGTTTCGACTGTCGTGCTGGTATCATCCGAGATTCTTGCTATGCTCACGTTTGCACCAGACCTTCCAAAGGACGTGCATAAATCTGCAACAGGCGTAAAATCACAAGCATTAGAAGTAAAGCCTAATCCTGTGCTTGAGCCTGTCGTAACCGTTAACAATGTTGGAGCAACGCCCCACGTAGCATTATACAAAGGCGCTCTCAAAATGGTAGCTGCGTCAATTTGCTCGATATATACAAATGGCTGCGGGTCATTTGCCGGTATTGGGCCTTGATTCGCACCCCAAAAATTCCTGGCTGTTTGTGCAGCCTGCGAAGTCATGCCTGTTATTTTATCCTGCAATGTCGTCTCGTCAGTCGTCTTTGTATATGCATTATCGTTAGTAGCAGTTACGACTCCGCATAATACCTGCTTTTGAGACGTATCTCTTGCGCCCGACGCAATTGCTACGAGACCTACGCCATCGCCGGCAGATTTAACTAAAGAACCAACATATAGCGTTGGGCTAGACGTGGAATCTACCGGCACCCACAATCCCTGCCCAGTGCTATTTCTATTGACAACTTCCATAATTTTATCTCCTAATAATCTCCTCTCCAATTTAACGAATGGCACAGAGGGCATCCCGTGCCGGTTATAACATGGATGTGAGGGTCAAGGCCTGGATTCCCGCTCAAATCAGAGGGGAGGGCGACCATTACGTGGAGTATACCGCTCATCACCGACATAGCGGATTCCGGTATGCCTGATTCTGCTCCTTGAGCTTCTTCGATATAGTCCAAATATACAGCCCCGCTTCCGCTCGACTTGCCGCCAAGCGCATCTTTACTCTCATCGCATATTTGACCACAATTCCAACATCGGTAAAGTGCGCCGCCTTCCGGCTCGTCGCCGGGGAGTTTAATTCGCCGGCTTTCTTTGCGGACTTTACTTTTTCGTTGCCATCGCAGTCTTGTCTCATTTCTCATTTATTTGATTTTAGCTAAAGCATCAACCGCCCATTGCCGATCTTCCGGCTTTTCTATATTTTTACCTAATCTTACTAACAACCTTTGAACTTCATCTGATATAACTGGCAATCTTACCTCTCTTGTCGATACATTTGAAGAACCACCTACGCCTGTAGCCATGTTCGTATTTGTACCTTTAAACGGACTTTCTTTTTTAGAAGTCAACGTGGCTATTCTTCTTTTCAATACTGCCGTTTCTGCTTTATTATAAAATCTTTCTGCATCTGCTATTGGATCGCCCGATTGTGTAAATTTCATTGACAACAATTCGTCTTCGATTTCCTTGTCGCCTTTTAAATATGTTTTTTGGAGTTCGTCATATAATTTATCTTCATAATTTTTTTGAGCCGATATTTTTTCAGATTCCTTATCCACTCTTTCTTTTTCCCTTTTTTCGATTTCCATATTTGCCGCTTTTCGGGCAATATTAGCAATTTGTTTAGGATCGTTAAAATCTAAAAGTTCCGATTCTAATTCAGGATCAATAACTTCTTTTGCGACTGGCGTTTTTAATCTAAAAACTTCCTCCCTCAAAAATCCAAAATCGTCTTGCATTTGCTTGATTTTGCGGCCCATATCCGACCGCTCCTCAAGCAATCTTTTCCTTTCCGATTTGAGATTTTCTATTTCTTCATTAATATTTTCTTTCTCCTCTAGCACTGGCTCTAGCGCTGGCTCCAACGCTGCTTCTGTCGTTGTTACTAACATTGCGTCTGGTTCTTTTTCTGCCTTTGACATAAAAACATACTCCTTATATAAATTTAGGCAATGATTGTTTTTCTTACTATCTCACAATTTTTGTTATAGTCGCTAACCATTTTATTCCATCGATTCATAAGATTCAGCATAACCTTTAACTCTATTCTGGCCTCGTCGGTTATTTTGCCGTCTATAACCGCACCAATTCTTTCTTGTATCATCGGCATTAAATCACTTAACAATATTTGTCCAATTTGAGAATCGAACAAATCAATATAATTTTGACATTTAGATAATGTTCTCGTAATTGCCTCGTAACTACTCTGAGGCTTTTTTTTTATATATGTCTGGAACTCGTCGATTTTAAGTTTCTCTAAATTTAGTTCATCGAGCATTATTCATACCTTCCATCGCAGACCGAGCCTGCGTTTCCAATGCAGACTGAGGCACGTTATTTTGATTAGACATAGGCATTCCCGTCATGACGGGCATTTCCTGCCCTTGTGATTTTCCGATAGGTTCTTTGGGATTCAATAATTTATCGGCAAAATTAACATATTCATCGCCCATCAATGCCGCTATTTTTGCAAATACGAAATTAACCATTTTCACGGCATCGGGATGTTGCAAATTTGAAACAATTTGCAATACTTGTTGCCAGTTTTGAATTTTTGCACGTCTACTTACTTCCGTTTCTATTGATTCGCTAACGGGTTTGTAGGTATAATCCAACGTTGGATTGAAATCGTAAGCCTTATCACCCATTAATTTCTCTGCCGTTTCTTGATTAGCAAATTGATATGTCATTTGCGTTATCATCCAATATAACTCCGAAAATAACGTATTTTCCTGAGTTAAATAGCGATAATTATTTCTCGTATCACCTCTGGATTCTGCCCCGGCAACCGCGGTTGCCGTTGTGCTAGCAAACAAAGGCAATGCACCCGTTGTAGTTGGGAACGTTGCGCTAACAGCCTCCTCTTTATTGGTAAAATATTGAGTCTGGGCTAATGCCCCACTAATATCGGACGATATTTGTATCTCTTTTAAATCTCTCTCCGGATCGTCAAGCATTATAATGTGTTCTGGCGCAAAATAAATAGATTCATTATCTTCTATTGCGTTTCTTCTGCCTTTTAGTACCGGCGACATTGCAAATTTCACGCGATCATTGCTCATATTTATATTATCATTAATGGCTATTTGTAATTCTCTCATGCCCTTGCCGTCGCCAAAACCCGTATCCATTGTAGGATGAATATAACATAAACCTCTGATAATTGGTTTGTATCTATTACCCTCGGCATCCATATAAGGCGCCAATTGAAATCGGATTAAATATTTTTTATCACCATGTACTGCATAAGTAATTACCACATCGAACAATTCGGCAATATCAAGCGGCTTGCCCTGTTCGTCAATGCCTGGTCTGATTTCCAATGGTTCGCCTAATTGATTACGAGTTATAACGTCAGCCCAATACTTACCATGTCGCTCGAGAATCATCCAATTTTTTATAGGAGTAGAAGGGGATTCCGGTTTCTTCTCTTTAGTATAATAGCTGCTCGACTCCGAACCTTTGGTTTCAGTTTGGAAACTTCCCAAATGCGCCAATTTCAACGTATCAAGATTAGTATAGCCCATTAATTCCTTATTATCTTCAAGTTCCTCAATAGTTGAATCAAATCTAATAATTATCCATTTTTTTTCCTGCAAGCTATAAGTATATTCGTTTGAAGTAAAAACGTCACGAGGGTCTAGGAGGCCAAAATTAAATCTATCGTATACTAATTTTTGTCCATAAATAGGAATATATCTTTCTGGTTCGTTTTCAACTTGCACTAATTCTTGTCCGGTAATTATCTTCTTGCTTTTTTTCTCCCACCAGCAGCGGAAATAAATATGTCCGCAAATATTTTTCATATTAACGGCCCTTAAACATTTACTATAATAATAAAGATGTTTTTGGTTCAACGTTCTATTAACCAACTCTTTATCGGCTTCCGCCGCAGCGATATCCTTGTCTTTTTCGCTGGCAACGTATACCTCTACAAACTCACGAGATTTAAAATATTGTCCTACAAACAAGCTCGATTGGACAAGCATATGTGTTAAAAAATCAGGAATAAAAACGTCTGAATTCCAGTCATAATCCTTCTCCGAACGTATACAATCGAATAAATCCAAATAAGCCTCCTGATCAGCATCCGCCCCCTGTTTATTTGTTTTAGAAATTTGGTATTCACTATAAACAAGAGTTGCTAAAGCGTTTTCTATTCTCCTGTTTCCCTCGTCCGCCTTCTTTTCTTCTATTACCGGTTGGTTAATCATCTATTTGTCCTAAAATACGATGAATGCGGACTTTTCCGTTGTTCCGCATATTCGATTCTCCTGGGCCTGAATCTAACGTCTTTCATTAATGCTTCCAATGTCATACAAAAATGACTCCACATTTGCGCTGGCCTATCTTTTTCCAATCGCCAAAGCTGCAATGATTTATAAGTATTAACGCAAGAATTAAATATCCATAACGTAGGGACCCTGACGGGTATGCCATCTTTTAAAATTTCATTATTAAAAGGCTTCTTACACATCGATGCATTCATCAATCTTTCCCTGACTCTATCCCGCCCAACTGTCGCTTTGGTATCCCACGATTCCCACGTTCCACCGGAGCATCTACCCTCTTTCCGATAAGTATTAAAAATATGATTCAGGTCTTCTACAACCGTAGACCCCGTATTTGATTGTCTTACCATAGCCAATGGATCGACTAAATTCATTTGAAATTTATAATCGCCGCTCTTGTCGGCAATCATCTCAGCAATCATTTTCGTAGTGTTTTTTTCAGGCGAAGGGTTTAATTCGCCCCAGACAAAGGCTTCATCGTAGCCCGATAATGAAACAAATATTATGGCCCATGGCGATAATTCATGATAATCAATGGCCCTGAAATGCGTCCAGTCGTGGGGTATCATTTAAGCTGCGTCCTTAAAAAATCTAGCTTCGTCGATTACGTGAATACTAGGGTCGAAACATTTAAATATCCTGCCCGAAATTGCTTTGAATATGCCAAAGAATCGCATGTAAAACACGTCAATATCGTCATATATGCCCAAAATATCGCGTACGTCTCTATTTTTATACATAGGATTATCGGAAGTCGCCGCCTGGAATACGGCAATGTCTTTTTTATCATTTAATCCAGTTAGTTGTATTTGTGGAACAAACTTCTTTTCTACTTTTTTATAATATTCTTCGCAAACCGTTTTCGTTCTGTAATAAATTTTTGCTCGTTCGTAAATCATATCGTATAAATATGTAATATCCTCTACGGGTGCATAAGTTATAATAATATCTCCATCTTCCATAATAATTCTTGGATATTGCTCGCCAAAAAAATTCTCCGGAGGTTCTTCGTCCATCCATACGCTCAAACGCTGTACGCCTTTTTGGCTTCGAGCCGTCTGCCCATACGAAACAAACTCTACAATAATATCATCGCCACCAAATGGGTCATATACAATCACAGATAGATTCCGTGCTACAATGTCGTTTTTAATCAAATAAGGCGGCAGCCATTTTTTGAATTCAGGATATTGGGTATTTGACACTTCCGCAGACGAACCACCGTCTTCGTTCGTGTCTTCCGATTGTGTCGGCAATCTTTCAGACGCAAATCTGAATATTCTCGATTTACGTATATGTGGCATTAATTTAGCAGTACAAATCGGACATTTCGTCATATTGCCATTATCTACTTTATAAGGCGCAAAAGTATGACCTTCAAAAATATTCGGCATTTTCGTTGGACTGGTCTTGTTATCGCATTCAAAATATAAAACATTTTTCTTGGCTACTGGATGCTTGCCGAGAATGCGTGCTACATAATTATAAGATACAAGCGCATTCTTGCCCGCCTGATTACCATAGAATATGGCTAGCGTCCGCGCAGGCTCGTTTAGAAATTGCAGTGCTTGTTCCGTGCATTGATACGATAAGAAATTCTTAGAATCGTTCAGTTGCTTCATTCCCCATTCGGGGATATTCTCTAGTCGTAACATATTTTTATAGTCTAGGCGATGCTACGAATCTCACTTTTATCTGTCCCGCAACGCCTGCGTCTTTAGCGGTAATGCTACGATTTACAATACTGCAATGTATCTTGCTTTGATTGCTATCGTCATTATATTTAATAGGAATCAAATTGTCTTGCTCATAATAATATTGATTGGCTGCGGCAATTTGTTTACCACTGGAAACTGGAAAATTCAAACTTATAACAAAATTGTCAAGATTCAACGATGTATTATCTTTGGCCGACTTAGACCATAAAATTAAATCGAATTCCAGATTTTGTTTAGACTGGATCGATACTCCCGAGATAGCACATTTATTGATAGTACAAGTTGTCCAATCAGCAGGCATAGAAACATCTTCGTCTTCTTTTGCGTCCTGAACTAGTGCATCAGTAAAATTTGCCGTAACGTCTGATTCTATAATTTTAAATTCTTCGCATGACATACTTTATTCTCCTTTTTATAGCGATCCGAAAGCTATTAAAAACCATGCCGTACCATTATGTTCAACCTCGCACCATTGTCCTGCCGCTAATGCTTTAAGAGGGCCAGTCCCAACGTTAAGATTAAATCCGCCCGTTGCGGCAGCAGTTCTAACAATTTTGAATTTCATTCCGTTTTGTGCGCCCGTAGTAGATAGCGTCACGGCACGGTCTGCTGATATTGGGGTGTTCCAAATATTGGTTTGTGGTG